TGCTGTGAGAATTGCGGCGTAGCCATCCGGCTCAAAAACCGCAGTCTCGCCAATCAGTTCATCAAGAACTTCCTCACGGAATCCAGTTGGGCCGAACAAGGCCGGTCGATGCTGTGCGAAGGCTGCGAGGCGCGCATCAACGATTTGAGCCGCCAGCAAAAGGCCGACGCGCTCAAGGTTATGCCGTACAGCGCATATCTCAAGAGCGGCCATTGGCATGACACACGCGAAAAGGCGCTCCTGCGCGCCGGATACAAGTGCCAGATATGCAGCGCGCCAAATGGCCTTCATGTCCACCATCGGACGTATGCACGACGCGGAGACGAAGCGAAAGACGACGTGACTGTCCTTTGCGCAAGCTGCCATTCGATCTTCCACAGCAACGGCAAGCTTGCCGAGAACGGTAGGGCAGCGTGACCACGATCTATTGCAGCCCATATGAGTACCGGTACGTGACAGTACGCGGGTTGGAGCGGAAACCAAACGTGCTGACAAAGGGATTTTTCGGAGGTGTGGAGTTTTCTCCGGTCACTGGAGACGACTTCCTCCAGATGGATTGGCGCGAGCTTGAGCATGTCTCTCATGTGATCCGCAAAGCGCTTTCCCAGGAGGTAGCGGCAGCATGACCCCTCAGTCCAACACCGAAGCAAACCAATGGGAAGGCCGCAAGGGAAGCTCTGGCGTCCAGCAGTTCAACACTGAAACCGGCAAGTGGGAAGAAGCAATCCCGTTGCCGTTCTACTGGGGACTGTTTCCCTGGATATGGAAGCGCCTCACCGGCTACCGCGACGCCTACGGGCGCAAGGCTCGACTGCTGAACCCGTTCGAAGCGTGGGAGGACGATTGAATGAGGATCGCCGTCGACTGTGAATTCAACGGCTTTGGCGGGCAACTTATTTCCATGGCTCTCGTCGCTGAGGATGGACGGGAATGGTACGCAGAACTTCCTGAGCCGCGCATCTGGAACGAGTGGTGCTTCGACAATGTGTTTCCACACCTTGAACTGAAGCCGATCGAAAGAGGCGAGTTTAGACAGCAGTTCCGAGCCTTTCTTGAGCAATTTGACGATATCACGATCGTCGCCGACTGGTACACCGATCTCGTCCATTTCTTCGATACGTTCGCCGGCAAGGATCATACGGAAAGCTTCCATATACCCTGCCATGCCGTCCTGCTTCCAGACATGGAATTCCAGCCATCAGCGACGCCGCACAACGCGTTGGCTGACGCTCGCGCCATCATGGAAACGCTGAAGCGCCTTCCCGTCTCCACCCCCACCAATCCCGATAACGGAGCGCAGGCATGAGCGACATCAACGAGACACTCGCTCAGCGCGAGACGACGCATGGGGATTACGGCGACCATGCCGCCACGACGCAGAAGCTCAAGGACATCATCCGCTCCGGGCGCACATATGGGAAACTGGACGCACACGAACGCGAAACGCTCGACATGATCGCTCACAAGATCGGTCGCATCGTCTCCGGCAATCCTCACTTCCACGACCATTGGCACGACATCGCAGGATACGCGACGCTCAGTGCCAACAGGAACGAGGCTTGACCCATGACCCCCGAACACCCCCTCCCAGAGGAAGTAGAGAAGGCTATCAGTGAAGCTATCAAGGCGGCATACAATCTCGGCCACACGAATGCCTATATAGCCGCCTCCGACATGAGACAGAAGGCTACCGACCGCTTCAATGAAGCTAAGGCCGTTCTCCGTTCCGCCATCTCTTCCGCTCTCGCTGCAAAAGCAGGGGAGGGCAACGGCCAATGATATACGCTCTCTGGGCATTTGTAATCCTCATTGGATCGGCATTCCTCTACCTTTCCGGCGCCTCGATGCTCGGCACGTTCTTGAAGCAACGCCGCGAGGCCGATGAACAAGAAGCCCGCCGTATGCGCTGGCGTGCCGCAATGGCTGACGACGAGAGCACGTATGGAGCCGTCGAAGGCGATTTCAACGCCGTCCTACGCGGCAGAGCAAAGGACGCGCCATGAACGTTCCATCTTCACCGACAGTCATAACCGAGAGGATGACCCAGCTATCTTCTTTGGAACTGTTCAGACTTGGCTTTTCGACCCTCGACATAGCGCGGTCAAAAGGCCAGCCAGAGAGCAAGATCTACAACTGGATCGCACTCGCCAAAGAACGAGAGCGCGAGCAGATCGAGCAACTGAGGGCAATCAAGTGACTGAAGTTTAGGCAGGGGCGGACCTCCCAGGTGACCTGTCTACGCAGCTCCGGGCTCCCCTTCCTCCCGGCCCGGGGCTGCACCAATTCGAAGAGCAAGGCCTGTGCATCTCAGCAGAACTGGAAGGACTGCCTCGCCCAAGGAAACAAACGTCTCGCCCTCCTCGGCGAGGTTGGATGATGGATCGAGCACTTTGGGCAAACGCTCTCCGTCATCCTCTGATTTGAAAGGCTGCATAGGGGGAAATCTCCATGTGGCTGAAAATGGACAAACCGGCGGCGAGCGTTCTTGGCGGAATGAGATCGCCGGCCGAATGACTAAACGAAAGCAGGGCGTGAAGCGGGTTTCACCTCTCTTTCGGTAAACGCTCCTGACGAAGATCAACTTCGCACAGGAGCTCTGCCACCGATGACAAAATCAATGTCACGCACGACAAAACGCAAAAAAGGAACAGGGAAAATGGATGCGGCAATGATGATAGCGGAGGCAAAGCGGATGAACCGCGAAATGCTTGTCGCTGAGTTCAGAGGGCCGGGTGACACGATCGAAGCCGCCGCGTACCGGCAGCAGACGAAGTGGGGCGTTCCGGTATCGACTGCCTTGAGGCTTTGGAACCGAGAAGTGACGGACATGCTGCTGTCGAGCTTTGCGCCTGTGTTCAGCGCCTACCTCGAATTCAAGGACAGAGCTGAGGCAGCGGCACAGCGGATGGAACAATCCTATGAAAAGAAACGCGATAGTGCGGGCAATCCGCGCATTCTTCGGCTGGCTGATTTTGTGGCTGGCCGGCGGGGAGAAAAGGGCGGCAACAGTCAATGATAGCGAAAGGTCACAGGCCGAGAAAGGAAGCAGAAGTGAGCAAGAAAAGTGAATTGAAGGCATATATCCTATTGGATCGGTCCGGCTCGATGGCATCGCATTGGGTTGAGACAATCGGCTCTATCAATGCCTATGTCGAAGGACTTGCCGGCGACAAGAAGACAAAGGCAACCGAGATCACAGTTGCGGCATTCGATAGCGCGGAGCCATACAAGGTGCTTCGCGAGAATGTCGGCGCTGACAAGTGGAGCAAGGTCACGGTCGAAGAGATCAACCCGCGCGCCTCCACGCCTCTCTATGACGCAATCGGCAAGCTCGTTGATGTTGTGCGCACGGCGGCGCCGAAACGAGCCACCATCGTGATTATCACCGATGGTCTGGAAAATGCCAGCGTCGAGATCAAGAAGGATGCAGCCAAGGCGATGCTCGATGAAATGCGGGCAAAGAACTTTGACGTTGTTTTCCTCGGCGCAAACTTCGACGCATTCGACCAAGGATCGTCGCTGGGCAACAACGCCGGCCAGACCCTCAATATGTCTCCCGGCAGCTACGCCGACGCCATGAAGGGTCTTTCTAGCCGAACAGCGGTATACACTTCGACGGGCAGCGTTGCCAACTTCTCCGACGACGAGCGCAAGCGAGCTGCTGGCAAACGATAATCAGTCAACGAGCGCGGGCGTTACCCTCCCTGTTTCCCGCGCCAACTAGCTCGGCCTGTAACAGGGCCGAGCCTCTTTCTCCCAAGACGCAGTACGGACTTCCACTTGACACAGGACGAACCAAGAAAGTTCCAGAAGGTTCCAAGGCGGATGACAGAAATGAACAATCGCATCTCAGCCAAGGAATACCGGCAAGGATTGGCAAAGCCGCAAGGCAAGAAGCAACACGCTCTAGGCCGGCTGCCGACTGGAACGATGAACAAGACTGAGGAGGCCTACGCCAAGTACCTCGACACGCTCAAAGCGCTCGGTGACGTGCTGTGGTGGAAATTCGAAGCGTTCAAACTGCGCCTGGCGGACAACACGTTCCTTACCATGGATTTCGCGGTCATGAACAGCGCGTTTGAGCTTGAGCAGCATGACGTGAAGGGATCGTTCGCAATGATTGAGGACGACGCATGGGCGAAGACGAAAATCGCCGCGGCGGAATATCCGTTTCGGTTCTTCGTCGTCGCTCCGGTCGATCGGACGCTTTCGGCGTGGAAGGTAAAGGAAGTGTAGGCAGCAATTCTTTTTCTTGTCTTGGGAATCCAAACTCCTGTGGACATCGGACACAAGTTAACGGATTGGCAATATTCATCTAAGCCACGAACGGAAAGCGAATTATAATAGAACGCATGCGAAACTAGGCGGATCAAAATGGCGGAAATCATTTCGATCAACGAGCATAAGCAGCGGCTTTGGGATGCCTTCGTCGCGGCTCAAAAACAGGCGCAGCAAAGCGGCTTGATATCGGACGGTATCGCCGCGGGTCACGCTTGGCGACGTTGGTTAGACCTATATATGACTGATGAGCAGAGAGAGTTCCTCGGACGGAGGAGCGCATGAAGGCGCCCGCGTTCGAAGCCTCTAGCTATATCCCTGAGATCGAGCAGAACATCCTTGGTTCGCTAATGGCCGGTGGCGATGGTTCAGAAGTGCTTTCCATGCTCGAGGAAAAGCACTTCGTTGAATATGCGCACAAATACATTTTCCGCGCCATAAAGATTGCCACAGCAAAATACGGCTCATGCAATCCTGTCGTGGTGGTGCGTCTGCTCGAGCACGAAGCCGCGGAGCCTATCAAGAAATTCAGCGGCATTGAGGTAAGCGGCTATATCGCAAGCCTCGCCGGCATGGCAACGTCGTTTGCCGGAGGCGCCAAGGCTCGAGCGAAGACGGTCATAGAGCAGTGGGCGCGGCTGTCCGTCGCCAATGAGGCCGGCAAGCTCTTCGCCTCTGCGTCCGATCCGATGGCTGATGTGAAGTCTGTCGCTCGAGAGGCTGCCAAGGAATTTGACGACATCCTTTCCGAACTGGAGGCGAGCGCGGGCCGACAAGATCGCATCGTCATAGGCTCTGCCGCGGAACGAGCAGTAGATGCCGCGATAAAAGCCAAGGAGAGCGGCAACGGCCTGACCGGCATTACTTGGGGCCTGACCGACATAAACCGCCTCACTGGCGGAATTCAGAAGCGAGACCTGACATTGATCGGCGCCCGTCCTTCCATGGGAAAGACGACGTTTGCTCTGTCGGCCGCATTGAAGGCGGCGAAATCAGGCGCCAGCGTCGGCTTTGTATCGCTCGAGATGGACGCAGAAAAGCTTGCCGCTCGAGCCCTGTCGGACTTCATGTATCATTGGGATTGCCAGGTTCCATATGTCGATATCATCCGCGGCAATGTTACGGATCGGCAACTTGAGTTTCTCGCAGAAGCGCAAGTTGGGATATCACGTCTCCCGCTGCTCATCGACCAAATGGCCGGTCAGACGATGAGCGATATCCGCGCCAGAACAGAGCGTCTTGTGAAAGCGCGGCAGGATTCTGGCAATCCGCTTCAGGTCTTGTTCATCGATCATCTCGGCCTGATCAAGGCATCATCACGGTATAGCGGCAACCGGGTCAACGAAATAGCCGAGATCACCTCATCCATGAAGTCTCTCGCTCGAGAGCTTGATATCGGCGTGGTGCTCCTGTCGCAGCTAAACCGAGCGCTCGAGACGCGCGAGAACAAGAGGCCGCAGCTATCCGACCTTCGCGACTCTGGAGCTATCGAGCAAGACGCCGATACGATCGCCTTCCTGTATCGCGATGCATACTACCTCGAGCGCGAGATCGGCAATGCTGCGGAAGACACCTTCGAGAAGCAGGACAAGCTAGAGGCTTGCCGAAACGAAATGGATTTCATCATCGCCAAGCAGCGAAACGGCTCTCTCGAGACGGTAAAGCTTTTCGCTGACATGGCGCACTCAGCAGTACGGAATGGAGCGCGGCAATGACGCTGACAGTAGCGATGCTCAAAGACATGTTT